AGCCACAACATCTTGTGCCTTGAACTTCAGCTTTAACCAGTCCTTGACGTGCTGGGGGTAGGTACAGAAGGGCCGGTCCAGGTATTCCGGGTCCTCCAACAGCCTCTGGCAGATCTGCTTAAAGGGCAACAATTTGTCCGACGTGATGGCGGGGAGGGTCACAGAAGACCTCGACTTCTCGATGAGCGGGAGTCGACAAAGCTACGCCCCGCAACCGGCCTCTAGCAAGAGCTTATACTTATCGGTTACTAACTGCCATCAGACGGTTACTAACCGTTACGTCCAATCTTCTCAGATTTACTATATGCTGCCGGCATGGCTGACGCTTGCACCCAATCTTTTGTCGAACAGCTCAAGTCCCGCTACAGCGTGGACGCCCTCAACATGTCCACCACCGACTGGGTCTGTCGGAATACCTCCCTGAAGGGCAAGCCATTCAGCACCGAAGGCTATGAGTTCCAGCGTCAAATCCTCGACGACATGCACCCCAACCTCTCGGTGGCAAAGATCAGTCAGGTGGGCGCCTCGGAGCTTCAGATCCGCAAGATCCTGGCCTTCCTGGAGCGCAACCAGGGCACGACGGGGATCTTCACCCTGCCCAGTCAGCCGATGCGCGACCGCCTGGCCAAGACCCGTGTGAAGCCGATCATCGACGGTGACGAGGTGTTCAACAAGGAACGGGATCGGGGGGCTGTCCGTAGTGCGTTGCTCTACCAGATCGGCCAGAGCTTCCTCCACCTCAGCGACTGCACGGAGGGTTCGGCCACCAGCACGCCCGCTGACATCTTGCTGCACGACGAAATCGACCTCTCCGACCAGCGGATGCTTGCCCTTTTCGGCTCCCGCCTGCAAAACTCGGACATCAAGATCCGCCAGAGCTTCAGCACTCCGACCCATGTCAGCTTCGGTGTCGACGCCGCTTTCGCGGCCTCCGACCAGCACGAGTACCTCTGCCGATGCACGGCCTGTAACCACTACCAGATCCCTGACTTCGCCCGCAGCCATGTCACCATCCCTGGCCTGTCGGACGAGTTCGAGTGCCTCAGCGAGATCGAGGCGCACCACGTCTCCCAGCTCGATCTCTCGCAGGCCTATGTGACCTGTGAACGCTGCGGCCGAGCCCTTGACCTGACCGATCCCAGCCTGCGTGAGTGGGTGCCGACATACCCCAGCGTCCGCAACGCCCGTGGCTACCAGATCCGGCCCTTCAGCACCTCGCGGCTGCCGATCACCTACATCATCGACCAGCTCCTGACCTACAAGCGCAACAACTTCATCCGAGGTTGGTGGAACACGGTGATTGGGAGGGCCTTCACGGCAGGCAATGAGCGGCTCTCGGTTGCCGACATCGAGGCTTGCCTCGACAGCCCCCTGATGCCTGACCTGCCAGAAGGCTCCCCGATCAGCGTCGGGATCGATAGCGGCATCATGTGCCATGTCGTCCTCTTCAAGGGGGCCGACCCCCACACCAGCCCGATCTTCTCGATGGAGGTGATCCACTCCGAGGCCTTGGTCGAGCATATCCGCATGCTCGCCAAGCGGTACAAGATCGTGACCGGCGGCATGGATCGACACCCCCAGACCGTCCTGGCCAATCAGGTCTTCGAGGCATCCGGCAACACCATCTGGCCCATCGAATACCGGGGAACCAAGGAGCTGCACCCGGTCAAAGACGCTACTGGCGACAACATCACGCACTTCCAGTGCGACCGCACGGCACTGCTGGACAAAGTAGCCGTCCGCGTCCGAGGCCGCTCGCTCAAGATGGCCGGGTATGGTGTTCAGAAGCAGGTCATTATCAACCATCTGACCAACATGGTCCGCGACGAGAAGCCTGAACAGCCTGCTGTGTGGTTAAAGCTGAAGCCTGAAGACCATCTGTTTCATGCTATTGGCTTTGGGATTACTAGTAAACATATTCATAGCTACCTCACATCGGCAGACGAAACGGACAGGCGTCAAGTCGTCGCCCTGTTTGGCCTTAACACTTCGCCCATGCGCGGCATCAACAATACTCGCCAAGCCCTTGCCACTGGTCCTCTCGGCTGATATAACACTCAACCATGAGCATTCTCTCTGGTCTCAAGAACTTGGTACTACCAAAGCAGGCGCCCAAACAGGCGACGGCGTTCACTGGCACATATAATCCATATCTCAATGGATTGTACCTGCCGATCCCCCAGTTCCGAGATCATCTGAATGATATTCAGGACCTGCGGCAGAACCACGACAGCCAGCAGCTCCAGCAGCTGCTGTTCCGTCAGGACCCCGACGTCAGCGCGACCGTCAATGCTTACCTGACCCTGGCCGACACCGACCTGATCCTCTATGTCCGCAAGCCTGACGGGACCTTCGATGAGGAGGGGCACCAGACCGCCCTGCAGCTGATCCAGACGCTGACCATCCGCTCGGACTACACCGGCTACAAATATGTCCTGTCGATGAAGGGGATCTGCGAGCGCCTGCGCTATCTGGTCCTGCTGCGCGGCGCCCTGGCTGTCGAGCTAGTACTTGACAAATACAAAGCCCCCGCTCGGCTGAACATGGTCGACGCCCACACCTTATGGTGGATGGAAGACGAGGCTGGGGTCTATACCTGCAAGCAGCGGACGACCACGACCGGCCAGTTCATCGACCTGTCGAACCTGCCGACCTTCTTCACGGCGTTCTACCGCCAGGACCCGCTGACCATCTACCCCGATGGCTGTTTCGTCTCGGCCATCAACACGCTCGCCGCCCGGCAGCAGGTGATCAACGACCTGTACCGGATCATGCAGTCGACCGGCTATCCTCGGATCGACATCAAGGTCCTCGAAGAGAACCTGATCAAGAACGCCCCGGCCGCCGTCCGCAATGACAGCCAGCAGCTCCGCAGCTGGGTCGCCGCCCGGCTGAACGACATCACGTCCTCCATGGCCAGGATGCGAGCCGACCAGCCCTTCGCCCACACCGACAGCGTCGAGGTCTCGATCCTCAACGACAAGAACCCCGGCGTCGGGATCGACATCTCCCAGGTGATCAACGTCCTCAACGGGCAGAACCAAGCCGCCCTGAAGACGATGGCGACCGTGATCGGGCGTGGCGAAAGCGGCGTCAATACAGCCTCAGTCGAAGCCAACATTTTCAGCAAGAACGCCGACCAGATCAACCGCCCGGTCGCCGACATCCTCTCCCAGGTCCTGACCTACGCTCTGCGCCTCACCGGCAGCGAGAGCATCGTCGAGGCCAGTTTCAAGTCAGCGGAGATGCGGTCGTGGTCCGAGCTGGAGCCACAGGTGACCCTCAGGCAGGCTCGCCTCCTGGAGTTGCTCAGCCTGGGGCTGATCGATGACATCGAATTTTCCCAGCAGCTTTTCTCACGCCCACCCTTGAAAGGTGCGCCGAAGCTGAGCGGAACTGGCTTCATGCAGCCTCAGACCTCGACGGGCAACCCCGACGGGTCACAGGGCGTGCAAGATCATTCCAATTCGGACCCCCTAGGCCGTGGCATCCAACCCGCCGGCAGCAAGCAAGCTAAGGGCATGGTCAAATCCAACACTGTGAAGAAGAGCCCGGCGGTTAAGGCAGCTCTTCAACAGCTTCTTTCTGGGCTAGGGGATGACGAATGACAACGGAGGCCGCCGTGGATAACGAGCGCCGGTTCGCAATCCTTGAGACAACCCTCAACTCGATCAACGAGAACCTGACCTCACTCAAGATCGGGATGGATGAAGTTCGCAAAGGCCTTGCCAAGATCGAGGCCTTGGAAGAGCGGCAGAACAACAGCTCGGCGGCTATCGACCGAGCCTTCAAAGCCAACGAGACCCTGGCCGCCAAGGTCGAGAAGAACGCCGAAAACGTCGATCTCAAGCTCGCGGCCCATGCCAAGACCGACGAAGATCACCACGTCATGTCGGACAAGCGGTCGGAGGCCAATACCGACCGCATCCAGGATGTGGACCGCCAGGTCAACAAATGGGTCAACCGCATGATCGGCATCTGGCTGGCTGCGTCGATCCTTCTAGGCATCGTCCAGCTGTTGATCGTCGGCTATGCCACCGACATCAAGAATGAGGTGATCGCCCACCGCAACGATATTGGGGTGCTCCAGACCCAGGTCAGCGTGCTGAACCAAGTCGTCGACCCTGCGCATAGCAAGGGGCAGTCGACGGGGAAGTAGGTTTTCCTGATCCACCGAGATCAAGGTCGTACTCGGAACAGGAGGTCAACATGAGCTTAAAGATCGCTGACGCCCGAGTGAAGGAACTCCTCGGCCACAGCTCCCTCAGCAATCCCGAATGGGTGAGGCCTTACTTCCCAGATTGGGTGGAGCAGATTAATTCAACCCTCGTCATAATCGAGTATGAGAACTCCTCAAGGGGAATGCTCACCCATGTCTCTAAGTATCTAAAATTATCAAGGGACAACAGCGGCGTAACTTTTGATGTACATTTGGTGGAAAGCCAACACCACCAAGCAAATCATAGACAAGACCGAGAGCTATCTATGTTTCTTGCTACCCTACGCTCAAGCAATATCACCTTCACTTTCCACGCCTGCAATGGGTCTGAGGATGCTCTTATAAGAGTAAGGGATGATGCAGTAATAAAGAAAAACCGGCTAGTTTACTAGTAAGGCTAAAGTAAACGATAAACAACTGTATTGACCAGCAGGCGGCAGTTCAGTACACTGCCGACCATGCTCAAAGAAATTGCCCCGACCCCGGAGATCGCCGCCGCCCTCACCAAGTCCTACGGTGGGCCAGTTGATTTGTCCTCGGTGGCGATTTTCGAGACCATCGCCCTGAACACTTCGCCGATCAGCAAACGTGGATCGCTTTATGACCAAGCCGTGCCGCAGCTCTCGCTTCTCCAAGGAATGGCTGATTACGTCAGTGCGGGTGGTGCTGTTCCTCTGCACACTCTTCATATGCAGGGCTATGAGCTGCCGGTCGGGCGCGTCTTTATGGCTGAGGTCTTTGACGCATCTGAGCTGCGCTGCCTCTTCTATCTCAGCCGGAACGATCCCACTGCCACTGATCTGATCGCCAAGCTGAACGCCAACGTCATCGACGAGGTTTCGGTCGGCATCCTCCCCCAGCAGATCTGCTGCTCCGAATGCGGCTTCGACTACCTGGGCGCGGACGCCACTGACGACAACCTCTGGAACCGGACCTGCCCGAACGACCACACCCTCGGTGTGAGTGGCGTCCATGGCAAGATCAACGGCCTGTCCAAGTTCATGGAACTCTCGCTGGTCAGCCTCGGCGCAGCCAAGAATGCCAAGATCGTCGGTCGGACTCAGTCGCGCCTTGGTGCTGACGAGTACAGCCGGCTCGCTGCATCGGGGTTCTCTCCCGATCTCACAGCCTTGTTCGCCACGACGGGCAAGGTCATCACTCACCCACCTCAAGGAGGCCATTCCATGGCTGTTGAAAATCCGCCTGGGCTGGCCGCCGACGCCATCCTGGGTCAGATCACCGCCCTGGCTGCCGCGAACGCGGTATCCGAAGTCAAGCTATCGACCGCCGTCGCCGAGATCACCGCGCTGAAGGCTGCTGCCGCCAAGGCGACCGCCGACTTCGCTGCTGCCAATCTCAAGGTTACCGAGGCCGAGGGCAAGCTCGCCGCCGCCGCCGAGGGCCTGAAACTTGCCGAGGAGCACAAATTGGTCGTCGCCTTCTTGTCCGAAAGTTGCCGCGCCGCCATGGTCGCTTCGGGCACCGCCGCCCCGACTGTCCCCACGGACGTGCCCGGCATCCTTGCCGCGCTCTCCGCCGCCCAGGTCAAGCTGCACCAGCTCCCGAGCGGCCAGCAAGCTGCTGAGGCCACCAATCTCTCCGCCCAAGACGGTGCCGGGTTCTTGCCCCCCTCCGCCTTCACCGTTCGCAAGA